AGTTCAAGCCCGCGGGCTGCGTTCGCCGCCATCTCCGCGGTGGGCTTGAAGTCGAGGTCGGACGCGGCGAACCGCGTGCGCGAGTTCGTCATCCCTGCGCCGTGGTACTTGCCTTCGCAGATGCAGTCGCAGTTCGGACCCCTCGCGTTGCGGCACTTCGCGCCGCACATCGTCTGCTTTTCCTTCCGCTCCCACTTGATTACGCGGTCGATGGCCTGTGGCGGTGTCGCGTTGGTGACGAGGTACGCGAACGCGGAACTCGGGGACCAGTTCTTCTCCGCAGCCGCCATCTCCGAAGCGTACTGCGCTTCGGTCATCTCGCCGCGCTCGACGCGGCGATGCTTCCAATGCCCCAAGGTAGCGAGGTGGTCTTCCTTCTGCTGCGCGACCGGAATCCGGTCCCTGTCGGGAATCTGGACGGGCTTTACGCCGTACTTCAGCGTGAACCCTTCACGGCGGTGCGGGAACAGTTCCGCGAACCTGTAGCCGGGAATCTCGCGCAACTGGTTGGCGGGAATCTCGGTAGCGCCGACGAAATACTTCGTCTCGGTTCGCGAGAAGGTGTGGCGGCTTCCGCACATGCTTCCATCGTATCACGCGAAGAACGGCTTACGAGGGGCTTTCGCTCCGAACAGCCTACCTATCGCGTCTGGCCGTTCGATCCGCTTCGGGTTCGCGTCCGCGGTTGACAGCGAGCCGCGCACCGACTCCATGCAGAGGTCCACCACGCAGTCCACCGTGTCATCGTGAGCGCCCGCGGGGAACGCGAGGAGTTCGGACACGAGCGGGTCGAAGTCGCCGCGCACCTTGCCGGAATCGTCCACGGGGATTGACAAACGCCCGCCCTGCACGAACGGCTGCGCAGCTGCGGCCCGCATGTGCTTGTCGGTGCTGCGCTCGACCGCGAGCATGGGTTGCCGGGTGATTTCCCCGAACTGGTCGAATATGCCGCGCTGCGGGCCGTTGGCCTCGGCAAGCACGACCGACACGCCGCGGCGGGAACAGAGGTCTGCGGCCATGCGGGCGAACACGGGGAACGGCTCGCGGACGCGCAGGATGTCGGTGAGGTAGAGCCGCCGCTCGTGATCGACCTCCCCGACCACGCACACGCTGTAGTCGGGGTCATCGCGGTCCTGCGCCTTTCGCCCGTACCCCCAATCAATCGCGGCGATGGTCCGGGTGTGGACGGGGACATCCCCGGCGCGGTGGTGCCGCACCCACTCGGGCCGGAACACGAGGAGGTCGGAGGACAGCGGGACCAGTTCGTAGGCGCGGGCGTACGCCATCGGCCCCATCTCTCCGCGCTTCTCCGCGAGGACTTTCGGGGTGAACACCTCGGGCCACGGGGACGAATCCCCGATGCACGGACGGCGCAAGAGCGTGCCGTCCTCCTCGTGGCGCGTCCTCCAATCCGCGGTAATGTCATCCGTGTGGAACGGCGTGGCCGACCGCCACACCCGGGGCTGATTCACCGCGGACGGGTCGAGCATCGGGAGCCAGATGTTCGCGACGGCCTCCTTGACCTGCGCCCGGAGCGCGGGCTGTAGGACGGCGTTCCGCAGGTCGCAGATGTCATCCAACCAGATGACATCGGCGCGGCCACCCGTGCGCCCGAACACGCCCGACCCCTGCACGGACGGGTCGCGGCGGGCGACCATGCCGGGTGCGGTCACGCTCCACGCCGTCACCGTGTCCTCCCCCGCCTTCAGAGACACGGACGGGAACACCGCCTTGAACGCCGGGGAGCGGATGATGTCGCGGATGAACCGCGTGGTCGCGGCTGCGGCCTCGTCATTCTGACTCACTATCTTGATCCGGGTGTCCGGTCGGACTCCAAGCCACCATGCCGCGAGGTAGGAGAGCGTCGAGGTCTTGGCGTGGCCGCGGGGCAGTTCCGCGTACCAACTGCCGTTGGTGAGCGCGTGGGCGATCAGTTCACGCTGTAGCCCGGATACGGGCCTCCCAAGGCAGAGAGCCACGAACGCGGCGGGATTGTCCCTCGCGGCCTCGACGGCCTCTGCGGCAGTCAGCGGCGGCGTGGCGGCTTTGCGGCGGGGCATGGGGTTTCGGGGCGCACGACCTTGGCTACGGCGGCAATCTGCGCGTCGGTCATGCTCCCGACGATCTCCACCCGGTCGGTGGCCTGTTCCGCGTCGAGGCGCATGATGCGGTCGAGTTGCACCGCCGCGTCGGCCCGGTGCTGCACCAGATGCGCAATCGCCTCCGCGGCGCGGATGCGGTCCCGGGTGGACTGCATGGGGTCGCGGGAGATTTCGTAGAGGCTTGTCGGGACGGTCGCGAAGACCTCGGGCGGCACATGCCACCCGTCGTACACGATGGCCTCAAGGGTGCGCAGGTGTTCCCGGCGCTGCCAACGGGTCGTGCCTAGCGGTTCCGCACCCCCCCGTGGCCCCCCTTCGTTGGATGGGTTTCCCGTGGTCATGCGGGCATCCTATCCGCGTCTCGGTGTCCCGCAACGGCGTTTGGGTTACGCATCGCGCATCGGCTCCAAGGGCGCGGTGTCATGGATGTCGAGTACCCACCCCCGCATCCTCGCCTCGTCCCGCATCATCGCGGCATCGCTGTGCGCGATCTCGCGCAGGTAGAGGTAGCGGGCGTGGTCGCGCTGCAACTCGCGCTCGCGGGACTCGCGTTGCAGCCGTTCGATCTCGTCGGCGGATTCGAACGCGCCATTCAACCATGCGATCCGCGTGACGCTCGCCATGTGATCGACGGCATCGTGATGCGGAAGGCGCTCCATGTGCTTGCCTTCGGCATCCCACCAAGTTTTCCACGCTTGCTCTGTGTTCATGCCTTCCCCTCGTAGCAGTCCCATCCCTGCTGCTTCGCGATTGCCTTCAGCGCAAGGTTGACGGCCTCCTGCCCCCATCCCCTGTATTCCGGCGGCAGCGCCCCGCAGCATACGGCTCGCCTCGCCTCGTCGCGCTCGGCTGTCAGTCGGTCGATGACCCGGTGGTTGTGCGCGAACCCCATCCCGGTGGACTTGGTGATGCGGGCCAGTTCATCGCGGAACTCCGCGATGTCGCGTTCGGCTCGCTGCGAGTATTGCAGCCACGCCTCCACGGTCAGCCGCAGGTGCTTGATCTGATCGTTCGCCTTGTTCATCAGTTCCGCGTACATGAGCATTTCGCCGCGCAACCTCTCAATCTCGTCTGCGGCTTCGCGGTTCATCAGTTCCACGCTGCGGTCGTTGTGCAGGACGGCGCGCAGCCGCGCCACGATGTCACTTTCCATCGGACACCTCCAGATTCGCCACCGTCACGATCACCGACAGGTCGCACGACCCGATTCCGGCATGTTCTGCTTTGTGTCCACCGACATCGCTAGCGCAGCGTTCGATCATCGCGGCGAGCGTGTCGGCTGTCGCGATGCGCATGGGCTGCACGGTTCCGCGGGAGTAGTCCTGCGCCCGGACGATGTAGACGCGCTTGATCGTCGTGTCATTCATGCTTCGCCTCGCTTTCTCCGTCCTTCGGCTGCGGCTTGCACATCTCGCAGATGCTCCACCCGCCGCCGTAGTCCTCGCCCATGAACCTGTTCTCGCAATGGATGCAGCGCACCACGCGGATCGTCCCGGGCTTTTCCTCTGGCTCGCTCATTGCGCCCCCTTCGGCTTTCGCGCCTCGACCAACACGAGGTCGAACCCGGCGAGCCGCGCCATGCGGATGGCGGTCGCAAACGAAGGCTCGCGCTGCCCCGTGACGGTCCCCTCGTCCGCGAGTAGGCATTCCGCGGTGTGCCGGGTGCAGACCTCCGCATCAGCCACCGTGCGGACGAATGCGTAGCGGCTGACCCCGTGGCGGTCCAGTTGCGACTGCATGGCGGTCTTCCATGCGTTCGGGCTGTCGATGATCCTCGTCGGCTTCACGCCGCCACCTCCGTCGAAATCAACTTTCGGTCGCGCTCGCTCCACGCCTTGAGCGGCGCGATGTAGACGCTGCGTACCTGCCAGACCTCCACCGTGTCGCCGTGCTGCGGGTCGGCTTCGGCCCTTGCGAGTGACGCGCTCCCGCGCATCGCGCTGAACACGCTCTTGCCGCCGCAAACGACGCGGCACACGAACTGATGCCTCTCCATCCTCATCGGAAACCCCTCTCTGCGACCTCGGCGCGGATGACCTTGCGCCATGTCTCCGGGTTGTGAATGCGGAACGCCACGATGCTCGTCTGCTTCCCCCACCCGTCAACCACGGCCACGATCCGCGTGTTCTCGCTGCGCGGGAAGACGGACGGATGCACGGCCTCCCCGGCCTTGACCGCCCACCAGTTCGCTTCGTTCGCGTTCTGAAAATCGTGCTTCAGATGATCCCCGCAGAGCCGCCCGTGAATGTTCACCCACTCCGCGAGGAGCGAGATGTGACCGTTTTGAACGAGAGCGGTGATCCTGTCTTGAGTGAATCGGTGCATGACTGTCTCCTGTCGGTTTGGTCGGGCGACATGCCTGACACGGGGAACATACTCTTTCTCGGCGTAGGGTGCAAGCCGACTTGACCATTCCGCGACATTTTTACGATTTTCGTGCGCGGGGGGCGCTCGGCCCCTAGATGGGGGCCGCGCCCCCGCGTTGGACGGTTCGCGACTCCCCTTCAGACAGTTGCGCTCCGCGCACTCGCCGCCCCTCCGGGGCGGGCCGAACCTCGGTTCAGTTGCTTGGTGGGTCTGTAGGAACACCATGACCCCGCGGCGCGAGGTCACGGGAAGGTCAGCCGCTCGGAGCCGCTGCGAGGTTTCCCAAGGCACGATTTGCACCATTTCGCCGGGTCAGCCGCTTCCATCGTGCAGGAGCGCAGTTCGGGGGAACTGGCGCGGGGTAGGGTCAGTCCCCGCGACTTGAGCGCCAGAGGCGCACCCATCGACCGTACACGGAGCCTACGGAAAGGCTGAATCTATGCGGCGCACCGCTTTGCAAATCCCCGGGGTGGCGGTAAGATTCGACCGCCCTACTTGGCTTGCGGTTCGGCCACAACTTTCCCGGTCGGGCCGACCGCATGAAGCGCATACTACCGCCCCGGACGCAAAGCGCAACCGGGGCGGCAGTCTTTCCCCCTCACGCAGATTCACGCAGACTCACGCAGCCTCACTTGTCTCCCGTTCCCGACCCCCGCGGCGCTATGACGGCCCCACCGCGGGGGTTCGGTTTTTCCGGGGCTGAACGAAAACACCCGCCGCGGACAAGCCCGCGACGGGCGCAATGGGGGAAAAGATGCACGCATCCTACTCCCGGCGCTTCGGAGGTCAAGTGGGAAAAATGTCGAAAATATCGTCAAGGGTTCTTGCACCCTACGCCGATGGAGAGTAAGGTGTGCGTGTCGGGCATGTCGCTCGACCCAGAACAGGAGTAGCAAATGAGCAAGTCGGAATCTGACCTCGTGAAGGCCATGAATGACGGGCAACAGGCGATGCGCCCGTGGACCCGCGACCTCGCCGTGGCGATGGTGCTTGCGGGCGACATCTGCCACCGCGCTTGGCTGATCCGCGACAACTGCGGCATCCACTATGTCTATGCGCAAAAGCGCAAGGCGACCAAGGCCATCCGCGCCGCGCTCGCGGTGAACGGGGGTGCCGCGTGAATCGGTACACCGACGAACAGAGGCAAGCGGCCTACTGGAGCGCAATCGACCGTCTGCGCGGCTCGCGTACCGCGTGCATCCGTGCAAACGCCACGATGCTCGTGGAGGTGGAGGATTCGATGGAACACTACCGATGGTGCCGCCGCGCCCGTATGAGCGAGATTCGCGGGTGGGCCGCGGACATCCTCGCGGCTGTCGAGGAGGTGTGCAAGTGAATCTCCTCTTTGACGAGCCGCGGGCGCAGCCCGTGTCCTACGCCGACCTGCCGCAGCAGGTCAAGGACGAACTGGACAGCGAGTTCGTCCGCACCGACCCGGTGCAGAGCCTCCGCGTGTGGACGGTCCCGGCGCAGGTTCACGCCATCGTGAACCACGATACGGGCGACAACAGCGTGCGGTGGCTCGTGCGGGTGTATGTCACCGACGATTGCAGCCGCGACCGCATCCTTCAGATCGACAGCGCGTGCGACTGCGTGCATGGGATGACATTTGACGAGGTTAGCCGCGACTTCGCCATGCTCGTGGCAAAAACGCTGTTCGTGGCGCTCGACACCGTGATTGCGGAGAGGGAGGGACGCGCCGATGAGTGATCCCACCGACATCGGGTGCGTGTGCGTGTCGATCCGCGACGAACGCGAGTTCCTCGTGATCGACACGCCCGCCGGGGCCGTGCGCGTCGAAATCCGCGTGCTTACCTCCAAGCGGGCGCGGGCCGTGATCCGCGCCCCGAAGTGCATCGCGATCCGTCGCGAGAAGCGAGAGGTGGTGCCGAATGACGCTGTTTGACCTCGCGGAAGCGGAGCGCCGCCGGGACGAGGGGATGGCGCACGCCGCCGCCAGACGCGCCGCACTTCTCGCCGTCGCGCAGGACTGCGCGTTCGCCATCGCGCAGCGTTACGGAACCTGCGACTCCGACCGTGTGGCTGAACGGATGGCCGAACTCGGCCACGACTACGACCTCCTCGGGAACGCCGCGGGGAGCGTGTTCCGCGCCCGCCAAGCGTTCTGGCGGTGGGAGTGGACCGGGGAGGCCCGGAGGTCGGCGCGTCCCTCGACGCACGCCCGGGTGATCCGGGTCTGGAGG